ACACCGCCAGCAAACGCGCCTATATTACGGAGGGGCCGCTGAAAGGCGACGTGGCCAGCTATCTGGACAACGACGCCCTGTTCGTCTGCATCGGTGGTGTCTTTGCCCTCCACGGGCTAAAAGATACGCTGATAAGCCTTGGCGTGACCGAGGTGGTGGAGGCAATGGACATGGATCAGATGACCAATCCGCAGGTGCGGCGTGCCATACAGGCCATCCGTCGGGAAGTGCAGAGCATCCGTGGCATACGCTACTCCAAATACGTCTGGAATCCGGCGTATAAGGGGATCGACGACTACTATCTCAGCCGCATCGCGGCACAATGAGGAGGACATGCTATATGACAGAACTTAAATTTGAGGACATGACTGCCGCCGCATCCGGCGATAGTCAGAATATGCTGGGAAAGCTGCTGTATTTCTCTCTGCCCAGTGTTTTAGTGGACAAGGATGATCTGCGCCAGCTCTGCGCAGATATGAACATCCCCTACGCAGGCGGCAACCGCCTGTCGGTGTCCGACGCTTTCCGCAGCGCCACCGGCGATGTGCGGGACAGGATCATCAGTGAGGAATACGGCGAGCGCCGCATCTATCAGATCTATTGCCGGGACAACCGGCGTATCTCCGACAGCGTTATTTCCCGCGAACTGGTAAAGGAGACCATGCACCAGGAAACCAACCAATATGAGAAGCTGGCCAACATCAGCTACGATAAGGACAGCCAGATTTTCAGCTACGACAATCTAGCCTATGACAGTCAGATCGACGCCATGGCCTACTGCCGTAGGGCGGAGGAGCTGTTTGAGCTGTACCAGCGCTGCGCCAACCGAAGGCAGGTGGAGACCATTTGTTCACAATACAATTCGTCAAGAGAGGCCGCAAGTGTCATTGTGATGAACTCGTAATTTTCATCATCTGGTGAAATGCTTGCCAGCACCTCTGCCTGTGCGTCTAACAGCCCGGAAATATCTCCATTATCCGGGGCAAGCGATTGGTTGAAATCGGCTACACTCTGTTGCTCATAATTACCCGCTTCTCGCCGTTTGTTTTCTTCGGGCCAACCTGTCCCGAAGCCCCCTTACTCATTCTGGGCCTCCTTTTCCTCCGGGCGGGTGGTCATAATGGAATAGAGCTTGGTATTCTTCGGGAAACGGTCAACAAATTCATTACCGCTGCCGCAATCCTCCAAAGCCACTTTTCTCAATTCTAAAATAACAATTCAACCTATGGAGGATATTATGAGCAACTTATCAACGAATTACGTTCTAACCCTTTTGCAGAGCTACCGCGCCACCAAGCGCAGGATTGAGCAGCTCCGCTACGAGCTGGAGCATCCGACCAGAGTGACGCCGGATGAAATAATCGAGGCCATGAACTTCGCCAAGGGTGATGGCGAGGGCCGGCCTTCCGGCTGTGTGTCCAACAAGACGCTTTACATCGCCATGAACTTCCAGAGTGCGGCGGATGAGGCAAATGCCTCTTTGACACACGATCTGGTCAGCCGCCTTGTGCCGCTGGAGCAGGAGATCAGCCGCCTGGAGCACTATGTGGCACTTCTGGAACCGCGGCAGGCCGAGGTCATTCGACTCGCCTACTTCGAGGGCCACACATGGCAGCAGATCAGCACTAAAACCCAAATTACAACGAGAACCCTGTATAAGATCCGCAATCAGGCGGTCGAAGAACTGGCGGAAATGTATGCGTTGACTGCCGATTTGCAGCGATAGAGGTCCGGTGTTCCCATCTTTTTCTGAAAAGCTTCACCTATTGTTCACCAAGGCTTACCTTGAAAGGGCATTTTGAAGCTGGTATTCTTTAGCATACAGAATCATAGACAACGCTTCCCGGCATCACGCTGGGAGGCGTTGCTCTTTTATCAGCATTTTCATAAAACACCGAGATCTGGCAATACTACCGACAACGCCATTAGAAAAGAGGAATCTTCATGGAAGCAAACCGTCCGAGCGCCAGCCACACCACCCATACAGCGCCAAAGAACATCGCCTGCGTGAGTATCGACACCTCTGCCTCCTGCGCCGAACGCATCAAGCAGTATGTAGAGCAGGTAGGCGACCCGTACTGCTATACGGACAGCGGCATTGTGGTGAAGCTTGCGTATTCCAACACAGATATAAGCCTGCAAGACCGCCTGCGGGCCTATGCGTGCAGCCTGTCCTAATCCTCCAACGTTTCCCAGTTGACAAAAGCAAAGCGGGAAAGCATAATAGACCCGTCAGTGAAAATAATGTTGCCGCCCGGCAATGACAGCCAGAAACCGCTTTCCTGAATTTTAGGAGGTACGTTTTATGGCTGCATTTTTTTGCCCACAAACCGAAGAACTCTCCAGACAGCATTGGTATGGCATCTCCTATCTCCGCCTGTCAAAGCTGGGCAAACGCTATGAGAGTGAGAGTATCGACAACCAGCGGAAGCTGATCCGCGAGTTTGTGCAACGACACCCAGAGATCACGTTGGTGGGGGAGCGGGTAGACGACGGTTATACTGGCACCAACTATGACCGCCCCGGCTTTCAGGGCGTTATGGATGCCATCCGTGAAAAGAAGGCGAACTGCGTCATTGTAAAAGACCTGTCCCGCCTTGGCCGTGAATATATCGAGACCGGCAAGTATTTGGAAACCGTTTTCCCGGATATGGGCATCCGGTTTATCTCCGTCAATGATGATCTGGACAGTGAACACACGCCGCTGTGCGATGATATTTCCATCCCTATCAAGAACATCATGAACGAGGCGTACTGCCGCAGCCTTTCCCAGAAGCTGCGGGCGCAGTTCCGTGTCCAGCGCAAGGCGGGAGAATTTCTCGGCGCCTTTGCCTGTTATGGCTATCTGAAAGACCCTGCCGACAAGCATAAGCTTATCATCGATGAATACGCCGCTATGGTGGTCCGCACCATCTTTCAACTGAAAATGGAGGGCTACAGCCAGCAGGCCATCGCCAACTATCTCTCCTCGGAGGGCGTTCTGCCGCCGGCGGCATATAAACAGCAACAGGGGCTGAAATATCAGTCCGGATTTCAGGCAGTCGGTGATAATATCGCGTGGTCGCCTGTCGCGGTGCGGGCTATTCTGGAAAATCCCATCTATATCGGGACGCTGGTGCAGGGCAAGCGCGGAACACCCAACTATAAGATCAAACAGATGAAACTGCGCAGCAAAGAGGATTGGTGTGTTGTGGAGAAGAACCACGTACCCATTATCAGCGAGGAGCTTTTCACTTCGGTGCAGCACCTGCTGTCACTGGATACCCGCACTTCTCCTTCCGAGGAAGTGGTGCAGCCCTTGGCCGGAATGCTGTACTGCGCCGATTGCGGCCGCGCCATGTGCAGGCGCAGCGTAAAGCGCGGCAATCGCATGTTTTACTATTATGTCTGCTCCACCCACAAGCGCTCCAAGCTATGCAGCAGCCACTCAATTTCACAGACTGCTTTAGAGGACGTGGTGCTGCGAGCCATCCAGAAGCAAATTGAGATGGTAGTCGATATTGACCAGTTGATCCACGAGATCGGTCAAAAGAGCATCCAAGCCGCCAAGCACCGGCAGTTGGATATGACCATTGAGGAAAAGGAGAAGCGGATCGCCGAGCAGAAGGAATACCGTATGCGTTTGTTGGAGGCTTTCCACGACGACCTGATCTCCCGTGCGGAATATGACATGATGCGGCAGCGCTATACGCAGCGGATCGACGCATTGCAGGCAGCCCTTGTCAGCCTGCGCGAACGGCGGCAAGCCTTGGAGGAAGGTGCGGCAGACACTCGGAACTGGGTCGCCGAATATACCAAATTCAGGAAAATTGACAGGCTTACCCGTGAAATGGTGGCCGGATTGATCCGCAGGATCACGGTATCCGAGGGCAAGCAAATTACGATACAGTTTAACTACGCCGATGAGCTGGCGTCTTATCAGCAGATGATCGCAGCAGCGGCGAAGGAGGTGGGGTAAGTATGGCACGGAAAAGCAAATATCTGTCGGCCCAACCTGTGTCTGATACGTCAGTTCACTATCTGGCCGGACAATATGGTCGGTTATCCGTGGAGGACGGCGACGACACCGAGAGTAATTCCATCGGCAATCAGGCGAAAATCGCCGACGCTTTCCTTGCGGAGTACCCCGACATCCAAATTGTCGAGCGGTACGCTGACAACGGTTATACCGGTATGAACTACAACCGTCCGGCCTTTCATCAGATGATGACGGATGTACGCAACGGCAAGATCAACTGCATTATCATCAAGGACATCTCACGCTTGGGACGTCATTTCGTCGAGACCAGTGAGTTGGTGGAGCAGATTTTCCCCGCCATGAATGTGCGCCTTATCAGCGTCAATGACAACTATGACAGTCTCGTGCAGGATGCCGGCGCTGCCGCGTCCCTCACCATGCCGCTGAAAATGGTCATGAACGAGAACTACGCCAAGGACATTTCCCGCAAGATCTGCAGCAGCATCCACGCACAAATGCGCAGCGGCACCTATCTGCCTTCATCCAGCAGCGTCCCTTACGGTTATCTCCGGAACGCTGCTGCCGCGTCCTATGATATTGATGAGGAAGCCGCTCCGGTCGTCCGGCGTATCTTTGCCCTGCGTTCCGAGGGTGTCAGTTTCAACGCTATCGCAAAGCAGCTGAATCAGGAACATATCCCGTCCCCCGCTCAGCTGCGTTATCTGCGTGGAATGAACAGCTCCGCTGCGTATCGGGACGCACTGTGGAGCAGGGCGACTGTCCGCAAGATCGTCGGCAGCGATGTCTATATCGGCAACCGCACCTATGGGAAAGTATCCAGAAACCATTTGAACGAGAAAAAGAAGCGTCAGCCCACTGAGCAATGGACGGTCATCCCAAACGCACATCCGCCGATCATCAGCAAAGAACTGTTTGACGCGGTGCAGCAGGTCAACCAAGAGGTTCTTGCGTCCCGCACCGCCTATCGCGCATGTGCTGATATCGGCGATGTGCAGGCCGATCTTTTCCGTGGTAAACTGTTCTGCGCGGAGTGCGGCAGTCCCATGGGGGCCGGTAAGGGCTGCGCCCGGCACGGTGCACACTCGCCCAGTCGGCTGTTCTATGACTGCAACCGCTACCGCTACTCCGCGCACAGCGTCTGCGCCAGTCACTACATCC